CCCGCCGATAGATCAGGCGGTGGTCGTGAAGTAACTGCGGCTGCAATTACAGACGGAAGCATCACAGGAACAGGTACGGTTACGCATTATGCAATCGTAGATACAAGCAATAGCAGATTGCTAGTAACTGGATCACTTTCTGCTTCACAATCAGTAACTTCTGGGAACACCTTCAGCCTAGCTTCTTTTACGGTAGGTATTCCAGACCCATCATAGGTTTTTTAAATGGTTCATCATAATCTAAGTGCCGTTTCAGATGAACACGGTAAAAAAATTGCTGAAAAAGATTTTTCGGTTGAGTTAAAAGAAAAAAAGAAAAAAACCGAAGAAGATGATGTAAAAGACGAAAGCAAGTAAAGATGGTTAAATTTGCAGATCGGGTCAAGGTAGCTACTTCAACAACAGGAACAGGAACAGTTACTCTTGGGTCTGCACAAAGTGGTTATCAAACATTTGCTGATGGCGGTATTTCTGATGGGGATACCGTCCGTTACGTTATTGAAGATGGTACGGCTTGGGAAATAGGTCAGGGTACTTATACTCATAGCGGAACGACATTAACGAGAACCCTCAGTAGCAGTTCAACAGGATCATTACTCAATTTAAGTGGTTCTGCTTATGTATTTATAAGCCCAAGTGCGGCTGATTTAACTTTATCGGGGGCAGCGCATAATTTTACAGCATTTACAGCGACATCAGGACAGACCTCATTCAGTGTGAATTACACTGTTGGAAATATCTTGGTGTTTATGAATGGTGCAAAATTAGATGCAAGTTCATTTACAGCTACAAGTGGAACTGCGGTTGTGCTTGGTTCTGGTGCTTCAACTGGTGATATAGTTGAGGTTGTTGAATATGGCGGTGCATCTGCAAATTATTCTACAACAGAATTTACAGCAACATCAGGGCAGACTGCATTCTCTGGGAGTTACAATATAAATAAAAGTGCGGTTTATCTTAATGGGATTTTATTACTGCCAACTACAGACTATTCAATATCAACTAGCGTAGTGACGTTAGTTTCTGGCGCAAGTACTGGCGACATCTTACAAGTGCAACAATACGCGATTTAGGAAAAAGTCATGAGTATAAACAGAAATTTAGCAAGCTTTGCGCCGAGTATTAATTCTTCTGGTAAGGCGGCAGTTGCCACGATAACGGTTACGGTTGCAGGTGGCAAATATTACATGGATGGTACGCAACAACAAACTGTTTCGCTTTCCAAAGGTATTACTTATCGCTTCGACAATTCTGATAGTACCAACAGTGGGCATCCCCTTGCGTTTTCCACAACATCAAACGGAACACACGGAGGTGGGTCGGCTTTTACGACAGGGATTTCAACAAATGGAACTGCAGGTTCAAGTGGCGCGTATGTGGAAGTTACATTAGAGCAAGACGCGCCAGATCATTTATATTACTATTGTACGAACCATAGTGGCATGGGCGGTCTTGTAAAAACTGCACCAGTTGGTGATGCAAATTTTGCAAGCTTTGCGAGTGCTTTTACATTTCCTACGTCTGACGGAAGTGCCTCACAAGTTTTACAGACGGACGGATCAGGAACCATCTCTTTCGGCACACCTGCGGCAAGTTATGGAAACAGTGATGTTGATAGTCACTTAAATTTTAGTAGCGCAACAAGCGGTCAAGTTCTTAGTTACAACGGTTCAGATTATGCTTGGATAAGCAATGCAGGTTATTCTGACAGTGATGTAAATACCCATCTTAATGTAAGCAGTGCAAGTTCAAACCAAATATTAAGTTGGAATGGTTCTGATTATGCTTGGGTAGATGATCAGAGCGGATCAGGTGGTATTGCAAGTGTTGCGGCTGATACGACGCCACAGCTTGGCGGTGATCTTGATGTGAACGGCAACGGTATTGTTTCAGCATCAAATGGAAACATTGCAATTACACCAAATGGAACAGGAAAAATTATTTTAGATGGTTTATCTTTTCCAACGGCAGATGGAAGTGCTTCACAAGTTTTGCAAACTGATGGGTCAGGTCAGTTAAGCTTTGCTGATCAATCAGGAGGTTTGAGTGCTGTAAATAGTCACACAAAGACGCTAAGCTCGGATGTAACAGTCGCAGCGACAGATAACGCTTTCTCAGTTGGTCCATTAACCGTATCAAGCGGTGTAACAATTACAATTTCCTCAGGGGCAAGATACGCAGTAATCTAATGACAGAACTTAAAGTAGATACAGTTGTAAATCTAGCAGGTACAGGTAAGCCCAACTTTGAAAATGGGATTACGGTCAATAGTGCCGCTACGTCTACGCTTAACCTAAATGAATATACTGAAAGTTCATCAGAGCCAAGCAGTCCAAGCAATGGTGCTTTGTGGTGGGATACTGCAAATGAGAAAACATTTATCTATGCAGAAGGTCAGTGGCGAGAAACAGTTGGTGTTTCGGCTGAAATAGTAAACGGTGGAACAAGAGGCTTTGCTTTTGGTGGCGATTACACCAATGTCATTGAATACGTTGATATTCAAACCGCAGGGAATGCAACAGATTTTGGCGATATGCAATCAACAGGAGAGGGAAAACCTGCAGGTGTAAGCAGTAAAACCAGAGGTGTAATGAGTGGTAATGGTAATTGGATGGAAAATTATGAATATATTACCTGTGCCACTGCAGGTAATGCCACAAACTTTGGATCAACTTATCAAAATGACCAAAAGGGTCCTGCGTTTGTATCAGATGGTTCTCGCGGTGTTCTTGTCAGTGGTATAACAGATTATGAAAACTCTAATCATATGGAATATATAACCATAGACACAACTGGAAACGGCACAAATTTTGGTAATCAAACTGTCACATCAACAGATAGAGCAGGTTGTGCGGATTCTACAAGAGGTGTAATCTTTGCAGGACAAAACACTAATGTTATTGATTATATAACTATACAAACCACAGGAAATGCCACAGATTTCGGTGATTGTATTTATAGTGGAATAAGACATTCTGGGGCAACGGCAGACGCCACTACTGGATTTCATATAGCAGGTGCCGATAGTTCTATGCAGGGTGAAATTCATTACGTTACTATCCAGACTACTGGCAACGCGGCCGATTGGGGCGATTTGTCTGTTGCGGCTTATGGGTGCGATGCATCTTCGGATGGAACCTACGTTTGTGTATTTTTTAGTCAAGCGAACACTGGGAGCATCAGTAATGCTAATAATATTGAAAGATTTTCAACAGCGAGCGCAGGTAATGCTTCGGATTTTGGTGATATGACAGTATCAAATGTAAGCCGTGGTTCATTATCAGGTAACGCTTCTTAGGAGAAAAAAATGCCAGAAATAAAAGTTGATACAATTGTAGATGCGGCAGGGACAGGGAAACCAAATTTCTCAAATGGTATTACAATCAATGGCGCGGCAGTTTCTACGCTCAATATTGGTGAATATAACGCAAGTGGAACTGAACCAAGTTCTCCTCAAAATGGTTCTATTTGGTGGGATACAACTAACGAAAAAATCTTTGTGTATATTGATGGTGAATTTAAAGAAACGATTATTATTTCTTCCGCAGTTTGGTATGGGTCAAGAGGTGTAATGTGTGGTGGTACATACCCTGTTCAAAATACGATGGATTACATTACAATTCAAACTACTGGTAATGCTACTGACTTTGGAGACCTTGATGTAACAAGAGAAGACCCAACTTGTTTTAGTGATGGTACGCAAGGATTTGCTGCTTGTGGTTATGACGGCAGTAGCAACACACAATCTGTTAGTTATTTTACTTTTGCAACAACGGGAAACGCCAGTGATTTTGGCGACATGACAGTTACAAGAAATTATGGTGCAGGTGGAGCGTGTGATGGAACAAGAGGTTTAGTTGCAGGTAATGGATTATCTGGAAATGTTATTGATTACATAACAACGGCCACCGCCTCTAATGGCTCAGATTTTGGAGACCTAACAGTAGCAGGTCGTGGTGCGGCAGGTGGAAATGATGCAACAAGAGCTTGTTTCGGTGGGAGACAAGGTGGCAGCATTGTAAATACAATTGATTACGTCACTATCCAAACTACAGGAAACGCAACAGATTTTGGGGATTTAACTTATGCAAGAAAATCTGGTTGTTCAGTATCGGATACAACAAGAATTTGTTTTGCAGGTGGTCAAGGTGCATCGTACTCAAACGTAATTGATTATATTACCACTCAAACCACAGGTAATGCTACTGACTTTGGCGATGCAACACAGGCATTTGGTTGGTCAGGTGGGGGAATGTCTGATGCTAGTCGAGGTTGCTATCAATCTATGTCAGGCGGCAATTATTCAAATGTAATAGAATATATTACGATACAAACAACAGGTAACGCGACAGACTTCGGTGATAGAACTAATTCATATTCTAATGTTGGAAGTTGTGCAGGTACTTAGGAGAAATATATGTCAGAATTTGTTACAAGAAAAATTACGGATAGCGCAGGGACAGGCGCACCAAGTTTTACATACGGTCTTAATTCTGGCGGCTCTGATAGTGGTTTAATTGGCAAGGCTTTTACCTCATCAGGAACAGAACCATCTTCCCCTGCAAACGGTGACCTTTGGTATGACAGTGGCAATGATAAATTATATTATTATGTAGCAGGTGAGTTTAAACAGATTACTCATGTCAATCCGTCTACTTTATGGTACGGGGATAGAGGTATTTTTGCAGGTGGTTATAATAACAGCATCCCCGGCAAGCAAAATGTTATTCAATATATTGATATTACTTCTTCTGGCAATGCTACAGACTTTGGAGATTTATTAGCATCATTTTATGGTGCGGCAGGTTGTTCTGATGCAACCTATGGAGTTATTTTTGCAGGTAACGATGAAGTTCAAGACAGAGAAGAAATATCATATATCACCATTTCAACCACTGGAAACGCAACTGATTTTGGAGATTTAACAACTGGTATGGAGTCAGGGGCGGCTGCGGCCGATTCTACACGCGGTTTACACTTCGGCGGTGAACGTGTTGATGGAACTTATTATTCCAATAACATTGAATATATTACAATAGCATCTCCCTCTAATTCTACAGACTTCGGAGACCTATCGGTTTCTAGAAGGCAACTTGCAGCATTAAGTAATGGCACAAGAGGCGTTACCGCAGGTGGTCAAGGTGCTTCGGCTTATAACAATGTCATGGATTATGTCGTTATCCAGACAACAGGTAACGCAACTGACTTTGGTGATTTATTAGGCTCGAAAAAGAATATGGCAGGTGCAGGTGGCGATACCAGAGGATTGTTTGGGGGCGGCAGAAATTCAAGCAGCATTTTAGATCAAATAGAATATATTACGACAGACACAACTGGAAATTCTACAGATTTTGGAGATTTAGTAAGCGGTCAGCACATATTGTCTGCGGTTAATAATGCGACAACTGCAATTTTTGGTGGAGGTACTTCAAGTGATAGTTTGCAATCAGTAACAATAGCAACGACAGGAAATGCTTCTGATTTTGGTGATTTATCAGCGCAAACTTACGCCATGGCAAGTATGTCGGGGGCAGCCTCTTAGGAAGATAAAATGAGTGATGCAGAAATTGAAAAGATAACAGACAGCGCAGGTACTGGTGCACCAAATTTTACTTATGGATTAAATAGCGGTGGGTCAGATAGCGGTCTTTTAGGTATTGCATACACGGCAAGCGGCACGGAGCCAACTTCCCCTGCGAATGGGGATGTTTGGTTTGATACTGCAAATGACAAATATTACACTTATATCAATGGGGAATTTAAGCAGCTTACTCATGTAAATTTTGTACCTTCGACATGGTACGGTGCAAGGGCATTACACGTTGGAGGTTTATCATCAAATGCTATAGATTATTTTGATATTACTTCGACTGGTAATGCATCAGATTTTGGCAATTTGACAAGTTCAAGAAGAACCGCAGGGTCAGTTTCCGATACAACTTATGGAGTTTTTGCAGGTGGATATACAAGCACTCATGTAAATACGATTGATTTTGTAACCATAGCCACGACAGCCGATGCCGCAGATTTTGGAGACATGACTGCCGCAACAAGAGATCATATGGCACTTTCTAATGGTGATCGTGGGCTTTTTGCAGGGGGCTATGATGGTAGTACAACAAATAAAATTGAATATATTACTTTAGGTGGTCAAACATCAGGAAATGGTACAGATTTTGGTGATTTGACGCTTGCAAGAAAAGACAGTGAAGGCGGCATGAATGATGCTACTAGAGGCGTTTTTGCTGCAACTGCTTCTAATTACACGATGGATTATGTTACTATAGCCACAACAGGTAATGCTACAGATTTTGGTGATGATAGTTTAAATAGAACTTATGCCGCTTCTACCTCAGGAGATACAAGGGGTGTAACAGGTGGTGGAAGTCTTATAAATGCTATTAACTACATAACTATTCAAACAACTGGAAACTCTACAGATTTTGGAGACCTTTCAGTGAGCAGATACCAACTTGCAGCAACAAGCGACAATACATATGGAGTTTTCGCAGGTGGTTTTGATTATTATAATGGATTAAATACCATAGATAGAATTACGATAGCTACCACAGGCAATGCCACGGATCACGGAGACTTAAACAAATCAGGTAATGCTCGAAGAATGGGTGGCATGACATCAGGCAGTGCTTCTTAGGAAAATTTAATGAGTACAATAAAAGTAAATACAATTGATAATGAAGGCGGTGCAGTTGATTTCCCAAATAAATTAACGGTGCGCGGAAATGCAATTGAACGTACTTATACTTCATCAGGCACCGAGCCAAGTTCACCTTCTAACGGTGATTTTTGGTACGACACAGGAAATGATGTTTTAAAGCATTATATAAATTCTGAGTTCAAAACTATTTCTTTGAAAGCAGCATTTAGTTGGGGTGGGGCTAGAGGTCTTTTTTTTGGTGGTTTACTTAGCAACTTCTATAGCCTTTCAAATGTAATTGATTATATTACAATTGCGAGTGCAGGTAACGCAACTGATTTTGGTGATACGACTTCTGCAATACAGAATAGTTCTGGATTAAGTAATCGTTCAAGGGCGGTTTTTGGTGGTGGATATACCACTACGTATCAAAGTAACATCCAATATGTAGAAACAGCCACAACAGGAAATGGAACTAATTTTGGTGCCTTAACAGTAGCAAGGAATAACTCAGGTGCTTGTTCTGATGGAACATATGGATTGTTTGGTGGTGGATATACTGGCGCTGCTAGTGATACTATTGATTACATTACTGTTGCCACAACAGGAGATGCAACAGACTTTGGCAATCTAACGTCAGGTGCTTATGGTGTATCAGCTTTATCTGATGCAACTTATGGATTATTTGTATTAGGACGAACTGGAACTTATGTTTATGTAAATACGATTGATTACGTAACCATTGCAACCACAGGTAATGCAAGTGATTTCGGAGATGCAACTGTTTCCCTTGGTTATAGAGCTTGTTGTTCTGATACGACAAGAGGAATTATCGCAGGTGGGGCTTCTGGTGGGACATCAACTTATGTAAACGTAATTGAATATGTTACTATAGCCTCAACTGGCAATGCAACTGATTTTGGCGATTTATCAGATGATGTTTCAGCAATGGCGGCAGTTTCAGATGGTACATATGGAGTGATAAGCCATGGTCTCAATGACAGTTATCAAATTGTAAATACGTTAGATACAATAACTATTCAAACCACGGGTAATGCCACGGATTTCGGTGATTTATCAGTAGCCAGAAGCAGGTTAACAGGGGCATCAGGCAATGCGTCTTAGGAGAGAAAAATGAGTACATTAAAAGTAAACACAATTAGCAATAAAGGTTCAGCGGTTGACTTTCCTAACAAGCTTAAAGTTAGAGGCAACGCAATTGAGCAGGGATATACAGCAAGCGGCACAGAACCATCTTCGCCAAGTGAGGGAGATTTCTGGTGGGATAGTACTAATAGTGTTCTTTATCAATATGTAAATAGTGAGTTTAAAACCATTTCTCTTGCTGCTTCTGGTATAACGTGGGGTGGAGATAGAGGGCTTCAAGCAGGCGGTGAGACTGCAAACAATGGATCGTCTGTAAACGTCATTTCTTATATTGATATAACAACCACAGGGAACGCTACTGACTTTGGTGATTTATCAAATGCTAGAGAGCATTCGGGAGGATTAAGCAATCAAACAAGAGGCGTATTTTGTGGTGGCGATTCTAGTGGTTCTAATCAAGATGTAATGGATTTGGTTACTATTGCTACCGCAGGCAATGCAACAGATTTCGGAAACCTACAACGTGCAAAAACTGGAACAAACGCAGCAAGTTCGGATGGAACAACAGGAATAATTGCAGGTGGATATACCTCTGGTAGTTATCCTAGTAGTTATTTAGATGAAATAGATAAAATTACAGTTGCAACTTCAGCAGACGCAACTGATTTCGGTGATTTAAATTACAATGGTGGATATATGACATCTTTTGCTGATGCAACAAGAGGTGTTATTGCAGGTGGATATACTACAGCAGGGTCTGGTGATGCGACAATGGAGTATATCACCTATGCTTCCGCAGGTAATGCTACAGATTTTGGTGACCTGACAGAAGGAAGATATTTGGCAGGTAGTTTTTCCGATACAACCCGAGGCGTTATTGGGGGTGGTTCTACACCTTCGTCAAACGGTGTTAATACAATCGATTATGTCACAACGCAAACAACAGGCAACGCAACCGATTTTGGCGATCTGACGCAAGGAAGAAGAACGTGCGGAATGGGAAATAATACACGAGGGGTTTTTGGAAGTGGTGATACTAATTCAACATTTTATAATATTATGGATTATGTAACGATCCAAACAACAGGTAACGCTACAGATTTTGGTGACAATACTGGCACCTATGGTAAATCTGGAGCGTGTTCAGGTAACGCATCTTAGGAGGTCAAGTTTGACAAACGTAGTAACAAAACCAATAACTTTTTCTTTGCCAGTAGAAGCAAGTAAAAATATCAATCAAGTTGCAGCCGCAAAAGTTGCCGAAAAATTGCCAGAAATTGCAAAAGCTACTAGGGCATTTGATAGGAATAATTCACAGACAACATTAAATATGATGACATTGACAATGCTCAACGGTCATTCCCCTTATAGAATGTTGCGGCAGATTACAGCAGAAGTTGAAAAAAGAGAAAATGCATTAAATGAAGCGCAGGTTACTCATGCTGAAATACGCATGGAAATTATTGAACTAGAAGGTTCAAGCGATGCAGTGAGTGAAGCAAAGCTTCGACAGAAGCGGCACAATCTTATTCAAATGGAAAATAAAATAAACGGCTCAATAAAAGATATTGCTACGCTTATTGATAGTTATGATAACATCAAAGAAAATTATGGGATTGATGAATGGGATGAAGTTGCTTTTGAAAGAGAAGAAAAGCGGCATCATGTCCGCAGAGGCTTTGAACTTATGTATCGGAATTTAATGGACGGTGGTAGAGCTTCCACAGCAACCATTGAATATATGCAACAATACGGAGTGCATCCACAGTTAGCTTTGACAGAAGTTTCTGGGTATATCAAGGTAACGGCAGAACGGATTGCGAAAAAAGAGTTGCTACACAGCAATGATCTGGAAAGCTTTTTAGATCAAATGGCAGATAAGTATTATAAAAATGCAGACATTACCGCAGAAAGAATTTTTGGTAAGGCAGATTTTCTTAATACAGATTATATGTTACAACTTGAAAAGTCTAAGGAGTCAAAAGAATGATTATAGAATATAAAATGCATATGACCGCAGGAGGTATGCGTACCCCTGAGTGGGTTGAAGATGGTGGTTACTTTTCTGATGCTGCCACAAATACTTTGGTAGGTTGGTCACCTGATGAGGCAGATCGGGAATATTACATTCCTGATACTGTAACTGAATTGACAGCTACAGAATTAGAAACAAAAGTCCTAGCTTTGCACACCGCAAATAAATTTCAAAAATCTAATGAAGATGGAACAACTTCAGATATGACAAATGCAGAAGTCAAAACAATGGTTTCTGATTGGGTTTCAGCTAGGTCATAATTAAATGTTTGGATTTGCGCCAGTCGCATCAGCACCGATTGCGGATGATGCTGTAAGCGAAATTGCAATAACGCCAAGCAGCATTGTCTTGGGAACACCTGCAATTGGGTCAGTTACATTTACGCAAGTCCATTCACTCACAGCAACATCAGTTGTCTCTGGTGCTCCTGTTGTGCAATCAAGCACAGCAACAATCATTAATGTTATCACGGCAAGTTCACTGCTCACTGGCGCGTCTGTGGTCGCAAATACATCTATTGTATCCGAACACGCATTAATCTGTTCAAACGTAGCGTGTGCGCCACCACAAGCTGCTTCTACTGCGATAACGCAAAAACATGACCTCACACCTCAAAGTGTTGTTTCTGGCTCTCTCAGTGCGCCTACAATCAATATGGGTGAGGATGAAACATTCACAACACCTTCTTTGACGGCAGGTGTTCCGTCTGTTCCAACATTATCACTTACCGTTGAACACTCATTAACTGCTTCTTCTGTGGAGTCAGGAAACGTTGTTGTTGCATCTGTTGCAATGACAGAAGATGAGACCTTGACACCAACAAGTGTGACTTCGGGATCATTTGATGTTGGTTCAACCGCAATAGTCGGTACTCATACACTTACAGCTTCCAGCGTCTTATCAGGAACGCCAATAGCAAATAATGCTAATATGGCTGAATATGAGACACTTACAACATCTGATCTTGATGCAGGTGAACCACAGGTCGGAAGTCCTGCATTTGTATCGCAACAATCACTCACACCTTCTTCTGTTGAAGCGTCTGCGGCTAGTGTTGCTTCTGTTGCACTAACACAAGAACACACTTTAACAGCAACAAGTGTACAAGCATCTGCGCCTGTTGTTTCATCAATTGACCTTACAGAAGTTATTCCACTTACTGCTAATTCTATTGAAACCAACAATCCAAGTGTTGGCACAACAACCATTACTCAAAACACCGCATTGACTGCATCTGCAATTGCAACAGGAACACCTATTGTTTCAAGCGTCAATATGGCTGAAGATGAAACTTTTGTTCTGGATAGTGTTTCATCGGTTGCACCAAATGTTGCCACAACATCAATAACACAAGTTCATGTCTTAACAGCAACAAGCGTTGCGGCAGCAAGTCCAGTTGTAGACTCGATAGCAATGTCAGAAGCAGAAACACTTGTCCCTGTAAGTGTTGTATCTGGCACACCTGCACTGCCAGATAATATTTTCCCTGCATTACCAGAAGGCCAGTTGCCATTAGACACTGTTGAAGGTGGCAATCCGATTGTTGGAACACCTGCGGCAACAATAAATATTGTGTTAACTGCAAGCAATATAGTAAGTGGAACGCCAACTATTCCAACGCTTGTTTATGATATTGGATTAGCAGGTCGCGTAAATGCAGGTACGGCTGTTCCAAATTCAGTAGAAGCAGACGATAGTATTAATACCGCAGACATTGATAATGACGGAATAAATTCTGTCAGTTAGGAGTTAAAATGGCATTTACAATTAAAAAAGGCGATACAAGTCCTTTTCTTACGGCAACATTGAAAGACGCTAATGGAACGGCTGTCGATTTGACAAGCGCAACTGTTGTTTTCAACATGGCGGATCTTGATGATAATTTAATAGTAACAAATGGATCATGCACAATCGTAGATGAGGACGCAGGTAGAATTAGATATAATTGGGTAACTGCGGATACAGCTAATGAAGGTGTATTTCGGGGCGAGTTCACGGTCACCTTTGCATCTGGTGCAATAGAGACCTTTCCTAATTCAACTTATTTCAGAATTAAAATTCTAGATGATTTGGGTTAATATGAGGTTGTTTGATCAATATATGGGATATGTGATCGCTGTTTCTACAGCTATGCTTGCTGGTGTTTGGTGGTTGATGAATAACATTCTAACCAACAAGTCAGAAATAAGATTATTAAAACACCAAAATGATATTACCAACAAACTTTTGGATGAATTGCGTAATGATCAAAAAGAAATGAGACGCGACATCCAAAGGCTGCTTTCAAAGTAGGTTTGCGATGGATCCAGTTTCATGTGTAGCTTTAGCAACTGGAGCATTTAAAGCTCTCAAGGGTGCAATCGGGGCAGGTAAAGATTTACAAGATATGACCTCACAGCTCTCAACATGGGGAAAAGCTTTCAGTGATTTTACAAACTTAGAAGAAAGAGAAAAAAATCCACCCTTCTGGAAAAAAACTTTTAAAGGGAGCGATGAAGAAACAGCGATAGAGATATTCGCCAATAAGAAAAAAATGGAACATATGCGACAAGAGATAAAGGAACACATCACTTGGCATTATGGGAAAAGCGCATGGGATGAAGTTTTGCAGATTGAGGCTCAAATGCGTAAAAGAAGAAAAGATGAACTTTATAGAAAACAGGCACAAATAGATAATTTAATAAATTTTGCTATTGGTTTTGTTATATTTGCAGTTAGTGGCGGTATATTGTTCTTTGTATTTTATTTAATCGGTCAATTTCGAGGCATCTGGTGATGTGGGTTTTATTGTGGTTACAATTAGTAAGCGGACAGTTTGACCACTATCATGTAGGCAGTCATTCAACAGAAGAGGCTTGTAAAGCTGCATTATCTAAAGCAAAGGTGCTTGTTACAAATCAAAATTCAAAGGTTGTATGTATTAAAATAGAACGTTGATACTCAAAGAATGGCGCGGAAAATATATAATATATGACAAGAATGGTAAAATAGTTATAATTACACGCGATAAAAAGGTTGCTCTAGCTTTTGCGAGGTCAAAAAAATGACAGAGTTTGATAAGGCAGATACAAATGGTGATGGCGTTATTCAGCGCAAAGAATGGAATGCATTAGCTTTGGAAGATCGCAGATTGGAAATGATAGACCGAGACCTTAAGCGAAATGCAGAAAGACGATTCACTGGTTTTGCATTGGCAGGGATGTTGATTTACCCATTTATAATTTTGTTAGCATCAGTTCTTGGTTTTGATAAAGCAGCAAGTCTAATTACCGATATTGCATCAGTTTATGTGATTGCAGCATCTGGTGTTGTAGCTGCATTCATGGGCTTTAATGCGTATAGTGCAAAAGCAGAAACAAAAAAATCAACGATTTCAATGGAGGATAGAAATGATTGATTTACTTGGAAAGCTAGTTGATCCAGTTAGTAATATTCTTGATAAGGTCATTGAAGATAAGGATCAAAAAGCAAAACTTGCACATGAAATCGCAACGATGGCAGAGAAGAACCATCAAGCCATTGTTATGCAGCAATTGAAAATATTACAAGCCGATGCTCAAGGTAACTGGTTTCAATCTTCTTGGAGACCGCTTATCGGTTGGATTGCAGGTATTTCGCTCGGTATAAATTACATGGTTGCCCCAATTGCTTTAGGTTTTGGCTTTGAAGTTCCGCAGGCTGATATGTCAGTAATGATGCCTCTGTTACTTGGTATGCTTGGTATTGGGGGAATGAGGTCATTTGATAAATTAAAAAAAACGGATAGTAAAAAATGAAAATCAACATTGGTTTAGCGTTTGCAATGGTCGTGCAGTTAGTAGCCTTGGTATGGTATATCAGTGGTCTTGTGCATGACCTAGAACACATGAAACAAACCATTTCAGCGCAAGATGAAATGATAAGGCTGATAGATCAGGATGTTGATGATCTTTGGTATTTTTGTACATACACAGAGAACAGATGGGCAGAGTCATATACCGATGATATGGTTTATCAACGTGTATGCGGATCAAAAGAAGTTCAAGAATAATGTATACATATAAAATAAAAGAAATTGTTAGAGTTATTGATGGTGATACAGTGGATGTATTAATTGATTTAGGTTTTGATCTTACGAAATTAGAGCGTGTTAGATTAGCAGGTATTGATACACCAGAAAGCAGAACAAAAGATTTAGCAGAGAAACATATGGGTTATGAGGCAAAGGCTTATCTTACAGAACTATTAGATGCCGCAGATGATCTAATAGTGAAAACTGAGAAAGATGGAAAGTTCGGTAGAATGCTTGGTTGGTTCTACAATAATAAATTTTCACAATATTCGATTAATGAACAACTGATTGATGAAGGTTATGCTTGGAAATATGACGGTGGGTCTAAGAAAAAAGATTTACAAGAACTCATAGATCGTAGGAATAAATATGTCAAAATCACTTAAAAAATTACAAGAAAAAATTGGAAGTCATCCTGATGGGTCTTTTGGTCCAAATACAGCAAAAGCAATTTGCAATTATTATGTTCTTAATGCAGAGCGCGGAGCACATTTTTTGGGACAGCTTGTCCATGAGTCAGGCACTTTTAAATACACTGAAGAAAATTTAAATTATTCAACAAAATCTATTTTGGCAGTTTTTGGAAAATATTTTAAGACAACGGCTGATGCAGAACAATGTGCCAGAAACCCACAGGCGCTTGCTGATAAGGTTTACGGTGGTCGGATGGGTAATGAAGGGCAGGGCTATTTATGGCGTGGTAGAGGCTTTTTGCAGGTCACAGGAAAAAATAATTACGATCAATTTTGTGCAGATATGAATTTACCTGAGGTTATGTCCGATCCTGATCTTGTTTCAAGTCAATATCCAATGGAAAGTGCTATTTGGTTTTTTAAACGAAATAAACTTTGGGAGATTTGTGACGAGGGCGTAAATGATGAAGTAATCAAATCTTTAACAAAGCGGATTAATGGCGGTTATAACGGTTTGAAACATAGAAAAGAAGAAACTTATAAAATCTATGAATGGCTGAAATGAAAACCTCAATTGCATATTCTGGTAAACTATCACAAAGACAATTGGTACGTTTAGGCGGCTTGATTGCATTTGTTTGTGGTCGTCGCCCATATGATACAATTTTAAATGATCTTACAGAAAATGGTTTTGTTTCTGATTTAGATAACAACCTAGAGCTTACAGACCTTGGAAGGCGTGAATTAACTAGGTTGGTATCAATGGCAGGATTAAAGCCAGAACAATTTACTGATAAAGCTTATCAGGACGAATCTTTGGCTTCACCAGTTCATTAGAAGCAACATCTGTACCTTTGCAATAAACATGAACATTTTGGTGTGTTGCAAACGGTTCAAATGTATCTCTTATTTTTGTTTTGTTATAACTGCAAGCATCATAACTTGGAAACATCAAAGGATACTCTAGTGTTTCTCCGTCAATCATAAAACTTAAAATCATAAATGTGTAATATTTTATCATTGTTGTACTTCCAATAAATTACTCATGCAGCTTTTAGCATCTTCTGCTTCAAATATTCTTCTGTTAAACATTTCAATAAACTGTTCTGCACGATCAACAAGTTTTTCTTTCTTCAATGCTGCAATAGTAGCTTCAAACGATGCAATTTTTTTATCAATTGCATCCTCAAAAAAGCTTACAAAATTTGTAATTGTTTCTTGAGATATACCTTCTCTTATAACAGGATTGTAAATATTTTTTACCACAGGATTGTTCGGGTCGTTGTTGACATCTACATCAACCCATTGCCTCCATAATGTTCTTACAGCGGTGCGATCAGTTTTGGTAAGTCTATAAGTAGTAATTGTTTTTTGAATAAACATTTGTATTTCCTCTCTGTTTACTTTTTGTTATCCATTCGCTTTTTTCAAGCTTTGTCAATTCGCTTGAAAGTTGAAAAATAAGGGGGCTGTTGCCCCCCGTTGTTAAATTTCTGCCCAAGCTTTTGTATTTATTGCTTTTGCAATTTTTTGTTCTCTGTCTCGAGTCACACTGACAGGAGATTTATGTTCTGCAGTATGGCTAGCCCAATGGGTCATGCAATTATACAATGCCCATTTGTTATGGCCAAGGTCTTTGGTTTCTGTTTTCAATTGTCCCATCAATTTTTCAAGCTGTTTAGAATTATACTTTTCTTCGCTTGATTTTGTTTGATGATTGATAAGATATTTTTTAAAAAAGTTTTCTGCTTTTTTTGCAGTTATCTTTTGTTTCATCCAACCTTGCCATAATTCTTTTTGTCCGTGGAATATTGCAAGACCGTTTGAAATCTTGTCTGCAGCACCCTCTACATTTACCTGTGATGTATGACGCATCCAAACTTTTGAAATAGAGTCTGGTGTAGTACATCCGTTCTCGCACCATAATCTGAAAGCATCTGCAACAGTTTGATATGCATATGAACCGTCATAAGAATTCCAAACACGGATACGATATTTGCAATAATCACCGACAGCAGGTTCTGCAACCAAATCGTTGAATAATACTTCTATTTGTAATTTTCTACCATCATCAAGTGTTTTAACATCAAAGCCAAAATCTTGTGAGATATTTGTTTGCTTGATACTGTCATATGTAGAATTAACAACATCATCATGTGAAAGCATTTTATAGCTGTTGCGATGAACATGAAGTGGCATTCCTGTATCTTCTCGAACAAGAACTTTCCAACCCTCAATCGGGGTATCAGAACCTTGTGCGGTAAGCGGAACTTCGTTCACCTTAAAATTATAGTCTGTTTCATTTATATTAGTAAAATCAAGCATTTATGAACCTCCGTTTATGTTGATTTGTAAGTAGAAACTATCACAAACTAAGTTGTTGTCAATAATTAATTTACAAAAAATAATGTAAATATTATATTGACATATTATAATGTATGTGATAGTATGAACTTGTCTAAAATGAATTAGACAAAATTATTAAAGAGGTTCAAATGAAAAATAAACCACCATATTTTACATTAGATGATCTAACTCCAGATCAATTGAAAAATGTAAAAATCAAAGGCGATCAATCGCTCAACGAAGTTATCAAGGAGGTAAATAAAAAACCAAAACAGTATAATTTTTCAAAAGAAGAAGTTCGTAAATACGCAATAAAGGTTTTGAATACAATTTCTCAACTTTCTTATTCTGAAAGAATGAGGGTTCTAGATCATGCGAGGAAAATGAACGATGTTAACTAAAGAGGTAAATCCAAAAGGTGGCAAGCTTAGGCTTGTCACTGACATTCCAACCGAAGAAAGGTTAGAACAGCAAGCCAAAGAATTGAAGAATGATTTGCCAGAGGCTTATGCAAATCGGACTTTACAAGAAATGAAAATTCATTTGCTGAAAGAATACCTTCAAGAGACTTGGAAAAATGATATTTACGTTATCATGGTCTATCGCAGAGAGGCGGCAGACGATATGGTACATAATCCCGAATTTAAAGGTAAATGTACTTGGTTATCTATTCGACGCAAAGACAGAAGACCTGTGAATAATTGGCAAGATATGCAAACAATTAAGAACAGGCTTTGTGGCAGAGAATGTGATGCAATACAAATTTTTCCAAAAGAAAGTAAAATGGTCAATACGGCTAATCAGTATCATTTAATTGTGATGCCAGAAGAAGCAAACATACCTTTCGGTTGGCAAACAAGATTTGTTAAAAAAGAAAATTACACAGGTACTGGAGTACAAAATTTTAAAGGAGACGAATAAAATGAATAATAATAAAATGATTTATCACAGTGGTTATTTTAGAGATACAGGTATCGGTTATCAAAAGACAGATACAAGCAAGAGGGCTGCGCAAAGCAGCCCTAAGCATAAATTAACAATACGAGATCGTGTTTTTGAATTGTTACAAAAAGCTGGTGTTGCATTAACAACAGAAGAGATAGCAGATTTTCTAAATTGCCCATACGCAAGTGTGCAACCTCGACTGAGTGAACTGCAGAACAGCGGTAAGGTTATTGACAGTGGTTACAGAGGCAAAACCAAATGGGGAAAATCTTGTATCAAATGGAAAGTTAAAAATTAATTAAAATAAATGTAAATATTATATTGACAACTATGTGCAAATATATTAGTCTGTATATATAGAAAGAGAGGTTCAAATGACTAATTTTAATAAAGAAGATTTTACTTATCACGGTGGATACCTAAAATACAAAGGCACATACCAAAATCAGCCTACATATGATGACGTCTACGGAGCTGATAAAATTCATCCATCACGCATTGGAATGCCTCACGAGCTTTTCATTGCTAGATTTAAATATAATGGACCATTTACCAAAGCAGTATTCATTAAACAGCTTATGAAAAATTTTACTGTTGAAGAATATGCTGCAAAAAGAGCAGAAGGTGGTTTTGAAAATTCACCGCTCAACATTTTAAAATTAAATGATGAAAAATGGTATTACGATACAATGTTCAAATGGTCAGAAAAGCAAAGGGCAAAAGGCTGTAAGAAGCAACACGTATTTTGCTCATACGATCACGGTTAAATTCAATGGGGGGGCTTGCCCCCCTTAATCCAACGGAGGTTCACATGGCATATATTCATCATAATCAATTTTTGAATGTAGAGGTAAAAGGTAAAAGGTTTGATATTGTTGTAGAAGGTATCTTTGATACGATTACATCAGAAGTAAATATAACCGATGTATATTTAAACGACAGTCGGGGAGACGAGAAGGGAGGTTTTAAAATACCAGACAGAATAATGAAATTTCTTAATCTACGTTACAATGATTTTGAAGATTTTAGAGACAGTATTTATTAGCGGGGAAAGTAATAAATGAAATGGAATGACCTTATACGAAAACAAAGAGAAGAACGAAAGGCATTAATTTTTGACCAAATTGAAAAAGGTCACAGTCAATCAGAAGCTGCTCGTATTCTCGGGATGCACCGTCAACAGATTTATCAATTCTGTAAAATTCATAATATCAATTTTATTGGCGAACAGCAAAAATTTCGGAAAGGCAAAAAAAAGAAAAGGGCATAAGTAATGGCAAAAAAACCAAAATCAAAAGAAAAATTTTACAGTCAAGCATCTAAAGATTTACTATCTTCTAGAAATGATTTCAGTGGAATTAAGATTGGTAATAGACAAGATATAGTTCAACAAGTTAAATCGCAGTTTTCTAAACAAGAACAATCTTTATTTGACGATTATATAAATTACGATAAAGATGCAGAGTTTGATAAACCATTTGGATGGGGACAAACAGCAGGTACAGCGCATGATGGTACAGACAATTTGGTCGTAAGACCAGAACATGAAAGCTATCTTTACAATACATTTCTTGCGGCACTAGCAAATCCAAAGAAGGCTTTTTTTATTGATTTTGCATTTGCACAGCCAGAAGAAAAGAAACGACTCGAATATGATTTCAAGCTCATGCGAAAAAAGATTATTGAAAGTGAACGCATAACCTTAGCAGATGATTTTGTGAAAAAAGCGGTAGCACTTTCATTCTCGTATCCTAAATATATTCTTCAACTTTTACCGAAGGCAATTCCATGTTTCGATAATCTTTGGATTGAGTGGAATGAACTTGTAAAATTTGATGAAGTTCAAAAACACAATGAAACATTGGGAATGTCTACAGAATACGATAGACGCCCATACGTGGCAAATAAAACAGCTTACCATATAGAGAATCGTGGTTCTAATATTTTTCAATACACAGTTTGTTTAAGCGAACAATTTTATACAGACGAAACAATGACAAAAAAATCTGCGCAAGATGCAATGATGAGTTCTTGGTCTTGGTTTTTTTCTAACGAAGACTCACTGGGATCGCTTGGATGTGAACATAATGGGAAACCGTATACAGAAAGTCCTGATTTATTTAATCGACTTCTTGGAAAAAAATATTGTGATCATTTTGCAGAAGAGTTTCCAAAAACAGCAATGAAAAACTTTGGTCAACAAATTGCATTTGGCGAAACTGATATAACTGCAACAAAATTAAATTATCATACAGACCTTGATAAAGAAGATAAAATTAAACAACAGCTTACACATACAGCACAAGCATGTGATGGTGATTTAAGATTTCTGGCTGCTGTTTTCTCTCTTTTAAATTATCCAAGATTTGTAAGAGAAGTACATTCGCCACAAAAAATATATCCACAAATTAGATGGGGACAACGCGTTCCCAGAAATGAATTAAGGGTAGTAGAAATCGAATTACCAAAACATGGCGTTAATATTTATCAACAGCTTTTCACAGGTCACGGCACACCAAAAAGACAGCATACCAGACGAGGGCATTGGCGTATTTTGAAAGATGTACATGGACGAATCAAAAAACGTACATGGGTTAAACAGTGTACAGTTGGCAATGCAGAATTAGGAATTATTGAACATGAGTACATCCTTACGTCAAAAAGTAAATAAGGCTGCATCAGAATTAAAACTAGCAAAGAGGCAAAGAAGAATTGAAACCATCCGATGTTATGCTGATGCTGGTTTTTCTGCACCTGCAATAGCAGATATTTTACAGATAAATGTCATAACACTGAGAACTTTTGCTTATAATCACAACATATTTTTTAAGAACAGGAAACCAATGACAAAAGAAAAATTATCCGAGGGATTGATCCAAGAACGTAAATATTTAACACAGCAAGTATTATATTGGGAGCGTGAACGATGGAGGTCAGATGCTGATAAAAATGCCACAAATAACTATTATTTGGCAAAAAAAGACCTCAAAGACTTCTACGCAAGGTGTAGAACTGCAGGAATTAAAATTTAATGAATTATATTGAAGCTTTTATTAAAAAATTTGGCAGAGAACCAACAGAGAACGAGATCGCTATTTTAATGGAAGCAGTTGCAAATCAAGATCAAGATAATAGAAAAAGTAAAAGAATTAAATTCAGCGATAATAAAGTCAAAAGGTCAGAAGATAATTCGTGAGACGGTGGAAAAACTGTATGATAGGAAACCTGCTAACTACGATACAGAAAAGAGAAGACCACCGCCCCAACTATTTTTTATTAAACAAAAAGGGATAATACAATGAAAAAAGTAGCCATAGATTTTGCTTTAACACAACTTGAAACAATGAAAGATGGAATGCAATGCTATCAATCTTTTTTAAAAGAACATCATAAAAATAAAGATACAAAGGTAGCATCTGTAAAAAATATAATTAAAAAAATTGAAAAGACCTTACTTGAAAATAATGTTGATTTGAAATCGTATACTGTTTTTCGCGGAGAAGGTATTTCCAGTGAACTTTTAACAAGATTAAAGGCTGATGTGCAAAATCTTTTTAACTGTCAAAAGATACATTTACAACACCATCCAATATTTTCGGAAAAAAATGGTCATGGAAGTAATATTATTATTGTAATGGATGATCAGACAGAAAATATGTGGATATGTAATGTTGATGCATATGAAAATTTGAAATTTAAGAAAAAAGAATGTTACATACAGTAAATTTTATAGTCACTGGCACTCCTGTTGGAAAAGGTAGACCACGTTTCACAAGAACTGGTGTTCCATATACTCCAAAAGAAACAAAAGACTATGAGGCACGAATAAAGAATTCAGCTTGGGTTGCAATGAAGAAGCAACGCCTTGGTACATCTAAAAAAAGATGCAGTGTAATAATAAGTGCTGTTTTCCCGATCCCAAAATCTTACTCTAAAATTAAGGTACTTCACTGTCAGGCAGGTAATATTGTGCCACCTCGTCCTGATATTGATAACATTGTTAAGGCTGCATTAGATGCATGCAATTCTATTGTTTATGACGATGATAGACAAGTTTGGCACATCTCTGCTTTCAAAAAATATACTGATATTGACGAAGAGCCTCATTTAAAAGTTAAAGTACAGTGGGATGCCACATGACAGAGCAAGCATTTATATTTGATATGGATGGAACTCTGACGCCAAGCAAACAAATTATTCAAAAAGATTTTTACGAATTTTTTATGTCTTTTTGCGAATCGCATTCCGTCTCTATTGTGAGCGGGGCAGATTATATGCAAATTGTAAAACAATTAGGTGGAGAATTGATAAGTGAATGTGATGCAATTTTTCCATGCTCTGGAAACGAGGAGCGTGTATTTGGTGAGGTTGTTTCATCAAAACCATGGGAACCAAGCAAAAGACTCATCTCACATTTAGCAGCCCTTTGTGATGCCTCTTCGTATCCAATTAAATTGGGTAATCATATTGAACTACGTATGGGAATGTTAAATTTTAGTATTGTAGGCAGACCTGCTTCTTTGGCTGATAGAGATATGTATAAAACATGGGATAGAGAATATAACGAACGTGCTGCTTGTGCTGCATATATAAATCATAATTTTCAAGGTTTAAATGCTGTTGTTGCAGGTGAAACAGGAATAGATATTTTTCCGAGGGGAAAAGATAAAAGCCAAATTTTAACAAGATTTGTTGGACGAGAGACAATTTATTTTGGTGACAGTATTTATCCGCAGGGAAATGATTACGATATTGCATTAGCTTGTAACAAATACCATACCGTTAAAAATTGGAAAGAAACTCAATCAATAATTGCAGCAGAGTATTTATAATCTTTACCGTACAGCCTTTCCCACTCCAGTGGTTGTTTATGAATAGCTATCTTTGATTGATCCCATAAACCTTGATGGTGCCCATCGCAAAGTGGAATGGCAGAATTATCGGATCGCTTTCTTGCACTAAATCTATCGTGGATTGGATGATGTGCTGTTGTGGCAGATAATTGAGGTTCGTTAAATTTACGACAAATACAACATGGCATAGATCGTATTTTATCTAAATATTTTGGATTTTTTTTTGGTTTACTTTTTTTTAGACCTATTGGAGGTTTGTTAGCTAAATTACTCATAACATTTCCGACACAGGATCGTACCCAATGGTTATTGTAAGTTTTTCCATTGCTTGCTCAAAAAAATCATTAAACTCTTTTTGATCCATTTTACTAAATGCAATGCTGTCTGGAACATAATATACACCACCATTTGCTTTATTAACAACTGTTCTGTAATAACCACAAAGCATTTTTAAATCATCGTGCAAATGTGCAGATGTCGCCCACCTTTGTGTTGCTTTTACAACGTTATTTAAAATAGACCAATACAGTTTATGGTGTTGAGGCGATCGCTCACTGACAGCCTGTATATTAAACAATTGATTATTTTTATATACCTCTAGCATTTCTGCGTCATATCGCGTGACAGGGTGCAAGACCCCATCACGCTTTACAACTTGTAAGGTTGGTTTAGAACGGGATTTCATCATCCAAGCTATCCAGTTCCGTGTTTTCGTCAACATCAGTTGATTGATCAGTGTCCAGAGAGGTTCTATTCCGCCCACCAAGCAATTCAACTTGTTCAACATTACAAGTTATTCTTGTATTACCATTATATTCATCGGTGCCAAAATCACCAGAGATAAAAACTTTTGTTCCCTTCTTTAAATATTGTGCAATACTTGTTTGTTGTCCCCATAAACTACAATCTATAAATGCAGTTGTTTTTTTTCTTCTATCATTAACAGCAACAGAAAAATTAACGACATCGTGACCACTGTTTGTTTGTCTTACATCTGAACAATCTTTTGTAAGATTACCAATAAACATATGGATATGCATTATGTAACCTCCAATTCCGCTTCTCTACTTTGCCATTGAACCTCTAATTCTGCCGATCTTTCTTCATCAAACGTTTTTATGTTATCAATGATTGATTGTGCTTCTTTTCCAAATTTTAAAAGTGCATCTGCATCCATTGTTGGTAACATTCTTTCTAATTTTATTGCACGTTCTAATATACTTGCTTGTCTTGGTGTGATTGATTTTTCTTTTAAATCTTTTTTAATTTTCATTCTATCTTCACCGACAGCCTTATTACCATCATCGTCTTGAACTGGTACGCCTGTCAATGATGCCAAGCCATACCGTCTTGCATATGTAATTGCTCCACCAAGTGACTGCATATCAGATTTTTTGTATTCGAGATAAACAGTACTTGTGAAAGAATGACCAGATGTATGTATTGCGCTTGTCTTAACAAACTTTCCATGTTCATCAGCACCACATTCTTGAATAATTGCAAAACCTTGTGATGCAAATGCAGGTATAACAGCATCTTGAATTGCAGATAAATCTGCGTATGCGTTATTTAGAAATGCATTTTTTTGATTTTTAATTGCCTTGCCCATGTTTGCTTGGGCTTGAACAAATGCTGTGATTGCATCAGTATTTTTTACTTCGTTCATTTACTTCATCCTTATACTAATAGTTGTGTTACCAGATACCAATTCGGCTCCATCAATCTGTACACCTGCTTGTAATTGTTTTTTAATTTCTATTTTATCGGGTATGATGTTTACCTTACAAAGTTGTGACGGAATTTTATTCTCGTCTGTTATATTCAGTATTTCACCTCCTTTTCTAAGCGATACAGTAGCTATCGCGTGTGGTATTTTTTTCTGATTTGTCATTAAAAGAATTTTGTGAAGTGTTTCTTTCAATGCATCTTTACGTTGTTTAAGTCCGTTTCGTCTTGTATTGTACCGATCAATTAAAATATTAAGTGCTTCAATTTGACAATCTGTTTCATTTACCTTTTCTAAAACAGTACCAACAAAATCAAGAACGTCTGTCTCTCCATCAAGCGTATCCCAAAATGTTTCTAAATCATCAGCGTAGTCTGCTAATTCTTCTGTAACCATTGTTATCAGTCCACTATCAATCTGCATTTTTAATCTCCGTTAAAAGACTTAATGCTGCAGAAAACTTACTTCTATCAAATGCCTTCTCTATTGCCTGATCAAGCGTTTGCAAACATCTTGGTGGATATGCCAATCTTTTATATTCATCATATGAAATTTTATCATCTTCCATATCTTGAAGTAGTTTACTGTTATGATCATGTATTGCTGAACAGATTTCTAATTTAACATCTAATGCTGATGCATATTTTGTAATCATTTTGAACCTCTTTATTTGAATGATAGTAAGATACTAATTTTAAACGATTTATTTGTCAACCAAATATTTACAAAAACTTTTGGTGACTTTATCAGTATAATTATTTAAAAGAAAAAAGGTCACACAGAAACTTGTTGAAGCAAGTAAAAAATCTGTATGACCTTATGCGTCACTTAAGGGCTTAAGTGTGCCCTTCACATATCAATTTTATTGGTTTTTGTAAAGGAGAAATCAATGTCACATTACATGACTGCACTTGCAATGAAACAGAAGGGAATAAAGCCCTCTGCTAAAATTGTTCTTTACTGGCTTGCAGATCATTACAATGGCGAAACAGGAGAATGTTTCCCTAGCCATAAACGTTTGGCTGAATGTTGTGAAATGACAAGGCAAAGTATTATTAATCAATTAAAAATTTTAGAAGAAGCTGGTTTGGTTAAAATAATTCCTCGGTTTAGAAGTAACGGTTCACATACATCAAATACTTACGAATTGATGCTGATTGATACTGAAAAAGAGCCAGAGGTAGTCAAAAATTTTGACATACCTAGTCAAAAAAATGAACAAGGGCTTATAAAAGATTTTAACACCCTTAACCTTGTAAATAATAACCAAGTAAATGAACAAGATAATATAAGGGTGGTTTCATTCTTTGAGGAGGTTTGGGAAAGGTATCCAAGAAAAGTTGGAAAAGGTGCAGCAAAAAAAGCTTGGATAAAAGCGTGTACAAAAATAAATGATTTGGCATTGCGCGATGCTGTTTTTGAATACATTGAAGCTGTCAATGGAAAAACGAAAAAGTTTATTCCACATCTTGCAACTTGGTTAAATCAAGAAAGGTGGGACGATGAACTTGAAAATTTAGAACCAGAAAAAACCTCCGATTTTTTGAAAAATTTATTTAAGTCAAAAAGCTTGGGAATTGAAAAGCAATGAATTATGATCAACGTAAAAGACAAATTTCTGCTTGGTTAATGCAAACACTTAAGCGGTATGAAGTACCATCGCACATGGACGAAGATGCTTGTAGAGAAGAAATGGTTTTGATGGTAGAAGATATTAATAGTGAAATACCAAAATTAAATGAGTCTGGTATGAAGTATCTTTTAGAAAAAGTTGCACAGTATGTGCGGAAAAATCAATCGTCAAGAAAATGGCCAACCATAAATATTTTTACAAAGGGCGTAAAAGAGTATCGCGAAAAAATGACAGAAGATTTACTTATTTCCGAAGCTCCAAAACAATTTGATGAATGTATGCTTCAAGCTAATAGAATTAAAAAACTTGAAGATGTTGGCGAATATTGGATTACTGGTGGTGGTGCAGAAAAATTATTGCAACGCAATTTAATAACACATGATGATTTAGTACCATATAAAAATTATCTTGCATCTTTGCATAAATCTCGTAATGTAGTTGAGTAACTAAGGGTCAGCGATTGGCGTCAGGTACCACTTGGTTTTGCCTCAACTGTACTGCCCCCTTTTTAGGGGGTTTTTTTTATGAAAAATGTATGTATTGTAGTTACAAAAATTGGGAGAAATATTGTGATAACAGAAACCTACAAACGTAAAATGTTCACTCATAAAAATAGAAGTTTTGTTGTACGAGAGGGCACAAGTGATAGTTTTGTAGTTAAAGAAGTTTCTGGAAGTGCATACAATAAATTAAAACTTTATCCGCAAGATGTTTGTTTAGACATCGGTTTAAATATTGGTGTATTTTCAGTTATTGCATCTGAAAAATGTAAGTTTGTATATTCGTTTGAACCAGAACCAGAAAATTTTGAATTGGCGAGTAAAAACGTTTCTTTAAATAAAAGAGAAAATGTAAAATTATATAATGTTGCTGTTATTGGTAATAACGACAAGAAAAGGTATCTGTCGATTAATAAAAAGAAAAATAAAGGTTGTCATTCTTTGATACCGAAAAGAGGTCGCGGTTCGCAGACAGTAGATTGTAAAGAAATAAATAAAATTATCAAAGAAACAAATCCGTCTGTAATGAAAGTTGATACAGAGGGTGCAGAGTTCGAAATATTAATGGCAATTGAACCAGCAAATATTAAAAAATTTAGAGAGATAATTTTTGAATTTCACCATGCTCACTTGAACGATATTGATACAAGAGAAAAATATCGTGCATTAATTTCATTCCTTAAAAAGTTTTTCAAAAAGGTTCATTATCGTGAAGAAACAAAAGGTGCATGGGTAAGTAACGTATACTGTACAAATGCATAGGTAGATAAATGAGCAAACAAGAAAAATGGCCTGCAACAAAAATAGTTTTATTTGAAACTGATAAATTAATCCCGTATGCACGAAACAGCAGAGTTCATAGCACTGAACAAATTGCACAAATAGCAGCAAGCATCCAAGAATGGGGATTTACAGTTCCGATTCTTATTGACGAAAAAAATACCTTGATTGCAGGTCACGGCAGGCTTCTGGCTGCACAGAAGTTAGAATTGAAAAAAATACCAGTTATGATTGCAAAAGGTTGGTCAGATGCTCAAAAACGTGCGTATGTCATAGCAGATAATAAATTAGCAATTAATGCAGAATGGGATGAAGAGCTTTTAAAAGTTGAAATAAAACAATTAGAATTAGAAAAGTTTGATATTTCTACAATGGGTTTTGAATTAGATGAACTGACTGACTTATTTTTAGATAAAGATTTTGGCGAGACAGATGCATTTGATGAATGGCAAGATATGCCAGAATACGACAATGAAAATCTAGATTATTTTAGAACAATAAAAATACATTTTGATAATCAAGAAGATGTCAATTTATTTGCAGAAAAGACTGGTTTACCACTTACTGAGGCAACAAGATTTATAAGATTTCCAGAACCAGCAAGAACAGATTTAGATGCTTATCGAGTCCACGGAGACGAAAGTGAAACCTGAGTTTCCTCTGTATATCCCAAGTAAGGGACGTGCAGAATATATGATGACTTCAAAAGCACTTACAATGATGAAGGTTCCGCATTACATAATTGTAGAACCACAAGAATTAGACGAGTATGCAAAAGCAATTAAACATTGGGATTTGCTTACAACAATTATACCACTGGATATGTCTTACAAAGAAAAATACGAGCTTTGTGATGAATTAGGACTTGAAAAAAGCACTGGCGCAGGACCTGCACGTAATTTTGCTTGGGAACATTCTAAAACTTACGGATTTGCTTGGCATTGGGTAATGGATGATAACATTAAATATTTTCATCGTTTCAATAAAAATTTACAAGTTAAAGTTACCGATGGCACTTGTTTCAAAGTAATGGAAGATTTCGTACAACGATATACAAACATTGGAATGGCAGGTCCAAATTACATGATGTTTGCACCACGAAAAACAAGGTTGCCACCATTCGTTCTAAATACAAGAATTTACAGCTGTAATTTAATACGAAACGAACTCAAATATCGGTGGCGTGGTAGATATAACGAAGATACAATTTTATCGTTAGATATTTTAAAAGCAGGTTGGTGTACTACACAATTTAATGTTTTTCTCCAAGAAAAAACAAATACGCAGGTTATGAAAGGTGGCAATACAGACGAGTTTTATCATAAAGAAGGAAGCGTTCAAGCTGGTGACAGATATGCAGATACTGGAACATTAGAAAAATCTAAAATGCAAGTAAAGGTACATCCCGATTGTTCAAGATTGGTAAAAAAATATGGCAGATGGCATCATCATGTAGATTACAATAGATTTAAAAAACAAAAATTGATTCGCAGAACCGATATTGATTGGACAGGTCAAGTAAAAGATTATGGCATGAAAATGGTTAAGGTTAGATGAAAATAGGATTTACCGCATCTACATTTGATTTACTCCATGCAGGGCATGTAGCAATGCTTTCAGAGGCAAAAAATGTTTGTAATTATTTATTGGTCGGGTTGCATGTAAATCCACACGAAGAACGTAAAGAAAAAAATGAGCCAATACAAACATTGGTAGAGAGATACACACAATTAAAGGCAATCTCGTATGTTGATGAAATAATACCTTATCAAAAAGAAAACGATTTGCTTGATATTTTAAAATTGTACAACATTCATATAAGAATTATCGGTGAAGAGTATCGCGATAAAGATTTTACTGGTAAAAATTTAGATATGGAAATTTACTACAATAAAAGAAGGCACGATTTCAGTTCGAGCCTTCTTAGAAAACGAGTCGTGGTAACCGAGCTTGAAAAAAGCGAATCAACAAAGCTGGAAAACTCAAAGATTAGTAATATGAGCAGATGATCCAAGTTCGTTTACTGCATAGACCATTGTTCTGTTATCATTATAAGGTCTTGCAAAATCTACCACCTCAAAAAATGTTTTAAATTCTTTGCGGATACGGTTTGCCCCCTTTCCTCGTACCGCAACAAAGTGTGTTCTGTTTTCGTAAATTGTTTTCTCGTAATCAGTTTGAAAATTAAACATTAGTAAGTCTCCCCTGTAAAAATATTAACTGGATTTTCCCAGCTGTAAAATGCTTCTCTTACTGCAGCCCTTTCTGCCTCGATCTGTGCTGGTGTTCTGTTTGCCTGTGCCTTCTTGTATTCTTCAATAAATTGAGCTGTTTCGATGTCTCTTGTATTATCTGCATATTCTTTTTGTTCTGCAGTAATAAAACCATTTTCAAAGAATTGCTCTACAATATCTTTTGGTGGAACGCTGTTGTTGCTGATCCATCTAATAACATCACCGTCAAAGTAAGTATTTGTTTCGAATTTTTCTTGAGTATTGTAAGTCATTTTGAACCTCTCTTAGTTTATATATACAGACTATCAAATGGCACATATTATGTCAATACAATATTTACAAATAATTACAAAAAAATACAACTCTTTGACCATTCAAAATTTATGCTATAAATATACATAGACACAAGATATGGTGGATAGCATGAATGACAGTATAGATGTTGATACTGAAGCAAAAAAACGAGGACCTAAGGGACCATCTAAAGCCTTGAATGATAAAGATTTTATGCAACTTCTTAACATGATTCGTATACAATGTACCCAAACCGAATGTTGTAATGTTCTGGGTATGTCAGATACCACATTAAATAGAAGATTAAAGGAACGTGGGTACGAAAATTTTGAAGACCTCTATAAAAAGCATAACGATGAAGGCAAAATGTCATTACGCAGAATGCAATGGCAAGCAGCAGAAAATGGAAATGCAACCATGCTAGTTTGGCTTGGGAAACAGTATCTTCGTCAACGTGACAGATTGGATGCTGAAGTTACTGGTAAAGATGGTGGCGCGATTGTAACAAAAATAGAGCGTGTAATTGTCGACCCTACAAATACAAACGCCTAGATGGGCAAATCCTTTATTAACTGGTGATTTAGGTAAACCGAGATACAGAGGTGCCAAAGGTGGACGTGCATCTGGTAAATCTCATTTTTTTGCAGAAATGATTATAGAACGGATGTTAAGTTATCCTGACTCAAAAATTATTTGTATTCGAGAAGTACAAAAATCACTAGAATTTTCATCAAAACAATTATTACATGATAAAATAGAAGCACTTAATGTTGGTCATTATTTTGAAATACAAAAAACAAGAATTACCTGTGTGCTTGGCACTGGAGTAATTATTTTTCAAGGCATGCAAGATCATACAGCAGAAAGTGTAAAATCGCTTGAAGGTTTTGATGTTGCTTGGATTGAAGAAGCTCAATCATTATCAACGAGATCATTAGAATTGCTTGATCCAACACTAAGAAAAGAAGGTTCTGAAATTTGGTGTAGCTGGAACCCAAACAAAGAAGACGATCCAGTAGAACAATTATTCAAAGATAATAATAATGCTGTTTTGGTTCATGTTAACTACATGGACAATCCTTTTGTTACAGAAGCAACAAAAGAAATGGCTGATAGGATACGAGGTCAAAATCCAATAAAATATAATCATATTTGGCTTGGCGATTATATGCGTGAGGTAGAAGGTGCTCTTTGGAATGCAGATGATATTCAAAAATGTAGGATTGAAGCAGATCAAGTTCCAGAATTAGAAAGAATTGTTGTAGCAATTGACCCTGCGGTAACTGGTAAAGCCACGTCTGATGAAACAGGTATTGTGGTTGCAGGAAGATCAGGTAAAAATAAGTATTATATACTTGAAGATTGTAGTTTGCGCGGATCACCAGATCAATGGATTCGTAGATCAATTTTAAAATATCACGAATATCAAGCAGACCGAATTATTGCAGAAGTAAACAATGGTGGCGATTTGGTAGAAAATCTGTTAAGAAATACAGATAGGAATGTTTCGTTTAGATCAGTTCGTGCAACAAGAGGGAAAATGCTTCGTGCAGAACCAATCGCAGCGTTATATGAAAGTGAGCAAGTATTTCATGCGGGAAAATTTACAGAGCTTGAAGAACAGATGATTTTTTACAATGGTTCTGGTAACATATCTCCCGATAGATTAGATGCCTTAGTGTGGGCTATTACAGAACTATCGCAAGTAAGCGGTTCACCAGTTTGGAGAATATCATAATGGGCATTGTTGATAATTTAAAAAATCTTTTTGCAAATAATTTACAATTTAAAGAAGCACCAAAAGTTTATATGGCAGGTCATACCTTGTATGCGCATAATCGTAGAGACGGATACAAAAGTTATGCAAAAGAAGGCTACTTAGAAAATGCAATTGTGTATCGGTGTGTAAATGAAATAGCAAATGGTGCAGCAACTATTCCAATGAAAGTATTCAATGGTGAGACTGAACTTGATAATCACCCACTTATTTCTCTGTTACAAAGACCAAACCCAACGCAAGCTGGAATTGAATATTTTCAATCGCTTTACTCTTATCTTCTGCTATCTGGAAACAGCTATGCTCTTGCAAGTGCAGTTAATCAAGTTCCGACAGAACTTTATTTATTACGTCCCGATAGAATAGAAATAGAACCAAGTGATACATCTATTCCAAAATCTTATAAATATAAGTTAAATGGGCAAGTTGCAGCACGATACGAAGCTGATCCAGTAACAGGTCAATCTGAGGTAAAACATTTTAAAACATTTAATCCTTTAGATGATTATTTAGGATGTTCTCCGTTGATGGCTGCTGCTGTTGATCTAGACCAACATAACATGATTGCTAAACATAATATTGGCTTGTTGGTAAATGGTGCAAGACCTTCAGGTGCAATCGTATTTAAACCAAAAGATGATATGGGTAATACAGCTATGTTGTCTGATGGACAGAGAGAACAAATTTCAAGAGACCTTGAGCAACGATTTGTTGGTACAAAAAATGCAGGTAGACCAGTTTTATTAGAAGGTGATTTTGATTGGAAAGAAATGGCAATGTCACCAAAAGATATGGATTTCTTACAAAATAAAAATATGGCTGCAAAAGATATTGCTCTTTGTTTTGGTGTTCCATCACAATTGATTGGTATTCCCGATAGTCAAACTTATGCAAATGTTCAAGAAGCAAGACTTGCATTATATGAGGAGACAATCATTCCGTTAGCACGAAGAATAATGAGCGATATGAATGAATGGCTCTCCCCAAGTTTTGGTGAGGAAATAAATATTCAATACGATTTTGAGAATGTACCTGCAATGACAGAAAGACGTAGACGCATTTACGAAAATGTTACGGCTGCTGTTCGTGAGGGTATTATTAGCCGTAACGAGGCTAGAGAGCGATTGGGTCTTGGACCCATAACAGGTGGTGATGAAGTATATATTGCTGCCAACTTATTTCCGTTAGGAGGACCAGATGTTGCAGAAGATAAAGGCGTTGATCCAGAAGTTGCTGGGAAAGAAGCCTATGGTGAAGAAAAAAGAGAAATCCGTAAAGACCACTTCACAACCGAAGAAGAAGCCACAGAAAGGGCGGAAGAAATAGGTTGTGTTGGTACTCATACAATTGACGATAATGGAACAACCATTTACATGCCTTGCCGAACTCACGCGGCATACGAAGATGCAATAGATGAGTATTCTAAATATTATCACGATGATGATGATGAGGATGATAAAAGAAAAAAACCAAAGCGCAAAAAGCCTAAACGCAAAGACGAAGAAGACGATTACGAAGAAAAAGCAGAAAGTGATGTAGACACAAGACCAACAGCAGCAATGGCAATAAATGCAACAAGAGGGTTAGAGCTTCGTAGAAAGTTCAATCGTGGTGGTACCATGGTTGGCGTTCAAAGGGCAAGCAGCCTTAAAAATCGAGAAAGGTTAAGCCCACGAAGTGTTAGACGAATGCATTCATTTTTTTCTAGACATGAAGTTGATAAACAAGCAGAAGGTTTTAATCGAGGCGAAAAAGGTTATCCTAGTGCAGGTTTGATAGCATGGTTGCTGTGGGGTGGTGACGAAGGTCAGTCGTGGGCAAGACGAAAGACAGCTGAATTAGATAAAGCTCGTGATAAACAACTTGAATTAGAAGATCATATCACCGCAGCATATATTGAAACAAAAGCACCGATTTCTGAGGCTGTTAAAAAAGGTTTGGCAAAAAAGGTAAAAGATCATAACGAAAAACATGGTGATAAAAAAGGTAAACGTGTTACGCAGAGAATGTTAGAAGCTGTGTTTCGTAGAGGTGTGGGTGCCTACAATACCAATCCATCTTCTGTAAGGCCAAGTGTTCGAAGTTCAGATCAATGGGCTTATGCGCGGGTCAATGCATTTTTATTTGCTGTACGCAGAGGAAGATTTAGAAGTGGTAAATTCGACCTTGATTTGTTGCCTTCTGGTCACCCATTAAAAAGTAATGCTAAAAAGACAATGCAAATCGCAGCCGAATAGTACACTGATTTAATTTAATATGCCACCAAAATATGCAATAAGCACAGGCATGTAAAAAACAAGCATTGTAAATGCTAGTATAATTGTAAAATTTGTGATAAAGATTATTAAATTCATAATACGCTCCATTTTATAAAACTGAGCCACCTATTGAACAAGGTGGCTTCTTTTTAAAAGCCTTCTTAATCGTCTGCTTTTTTTGTAATTATCAACCCTGTCAAGGTTGTCTTCAAAAGAATTGAATAAATCTGCAAGTTCTTTGTAAACAATATTGTAAGCAGTTAAGGGTCTTTGGTTTTTGATACAGTATAAAAGCATATCTTTTTCATCAAACGTATCATAATAAACACGATCGTATTCATCTTTTATCAAATACATCCCTTCTAAAATATTTTGATATTCTGGTTTAGAATGTGATCGTTCTTTAATAATTTGCCATGCAGTAGAAAACGACATACGCCTTAGATGTGTATTAAATAAATTTAACATTACGCTGCCTCCTTTTTCAATATATCGTTTGGAGATACTTTGATTGCTGATTCTAGAATGTGATCGCTGTATTGTTTGCATTCTAGGTTATCAAGTTCGGCAAGCCACTCGTCATATGTAATAACTGTGGTTGGGAATTCTTTGTAATCAATTGTATTGCTGATGGTAATGGCTGCAACAAATGCAAAAGCATCTGCAGGACTATTTAAGTCGGATACAATGTAATCATCACCAAATTTAAATTTCCATTGGTGATTTCCGTCTGCATATTTACCAGACTCACAATGTGAACCATAATTTTCTAGTACTTGTGTTTTAACAACATATTTTCTACTTAACATTTTAGAACCTCTCTTTTTGATAAGTCTAAACTATCAAATATACATATGTTTGTCAATATAATATTTACAAAAAAGTGTATTAGACGAGAAAAAAATACTATGTTATAAGGTGCTATGGGTTTTCCTGTTTACATAAAATCTTCAAGACGCAGAATAAGTATTGCAAAAGAAGTTGCCGAGGTTAATAGGATACGTTTAGGTTATGAAAGAGGTCTTACAAAAAGATTTATTACATTATTCAGAAAAACAGCCAGACAAGCAGCACATGGTCATACCAACGGAGGTACTGTTTCGTCGTATACTGTTGAATTAGAAAATGAAGTTGGTGCTATTCTGAGGGCACATTATACCGATGTAATAAATCAATTTGGTGCCAGAGTATTTGATGGTTATAAATTTGAAACACGGTTCGAAGTGTTAATAGACCAATTTTATCAACTTTTTGGTGCAGAAAAGGTGGTTTCAATTTCAAGAACAACACGAAATTTGATTCGTGGTGCAATATTGAGAGCAGAAAAAGATGCACTTGGTGTAGATGAAACAGCAAAATTAATTGTAGAACGCACATCAGGATCAATCGGAAGATCAAGAGCAGCAACAATTGCAAGAACAGAAACGCATGCCGCAGCATCTTTTGCAACACACAAGGTTACAAACGAATTGCCATTACCACATAGAAAACAATGGAGTTCTGTTAACGATGCAAGAACAAGAGACCATCACGCAGCAATGAATGGTGTTTCTGTCGGTCACGATGATGATTTCATTGTAAGGGTAAAAGGTACTGAATATCGTATGGCACACACACACGATCCACGCGGTGGTGCAATCAATAATATAAACTGTCGATGTGTTACATTATACATACCAGAAGAGGACGTTATTTTTAGGGATTAACAAACTATTCAAAAACTTGTACAACTGTGTTAAATTAAAAAAAGAGGTTACGAATGCCATTGCCAAAACCTAGATTGGGTGAAAGCAGAAACGATTTTATGGGAAGATGTCTACAAGACGATAAAATCGTATCGGAATTTGCAAGCAACAAACAGAGGTTTGCGGTTTGCAGCACACAATATGAGGGCAGTAAAATGACTGACGAAGTAATTGAAGAACAGTTTGAAGATTTAGAACAAACTGAACAGAAACTCGAGAATGGTACCTTAAATGTTTCGTTTGACCTAAAAACGTATGGCGAAGACGAAGAAAAAGGTGTTTTTACTGGTTATGGCTCGATTTTTGGGAATAAAGACCTTGGAAACGACATTGTTTTAGAAGGGGCATTTGCACGATCTATTGGCAGAAAAGGTGCAAAATCAGTTAAATTTTTATATCAACATAAACAAGACGAGCCAATTGGTGTTTTTGACGAACTGAAAGAAGATGATAAAGGTTTACGTGTTAAAGGTCGTCTTGCAATGGGAACGCAAAGAGGTCGTGAAGTCTACGAATTAATGAAGATGGGCGCAATTGATGGATTATCTATTGGGTACCGTGTAGATGAAAAAGGTTACGATTACGATAAGCGACGTAGGCGAAGAATGCTTAAGTCGGTCGATTTAATGGAGATTTCTGCAGTTACTTTTCCGATGAACCCTCGCGCAAGGGTTGATGCGGTGAAAGGTGCAGAACGCACAGTAAGAGATTGGGAACAGTTCCTTCGGGATGAAGGAAGCCTTTCTCGAACTGAGGCAAAGGCGGCTGCAAGCGCAGTTTCCAAGGCACTTGAACAGCGGGATGCTGTTAAAGAAGAACAGCCTGAAGTTCTTGAAGCAATTGATCGCTTCACAAACATCTTAAAATCTTAACTCTACGAAAGGTGGAAAAAATGACAGAAGAAGTCAAAACTGCCGTAGACGCGATGGCGAGTGCCTTTGAAGAATTTAAAAAGGTAAATGACGAGCGTTTGGCAGAAATTGAAAGCAAGGGGGAAGCAGACCCACTTGTTGAAGAAAAGCTTGCTAAGCTTGAAGGGGAAATGGACAAGTTTGAGACAATCAACCAGTCAATCACCCAACAACAAAAAAATGCAGAAGGCATGGAAGAAAAACTTGCTGAGATTGAAACAATGCTCAAGCGTCCTGCAAATGCAATGGATGCAAAAGACATTGATGTAAATCTAAAAGCTTGGGACACTTTTATGCGTAAAGGTGAAGATGGGCTTGATGAAATTGAAAAGAAAGCTTTGACAGTTGGTACCGCTGCAACTGCAGGTAATTTAGCACCTGCAGAGTATGTGGAAGAACTAATTAAGGTTATTACTGAAATTTCACCAGTTCGTTCTGTTGCTCGTATCCGTCAGACTTCAAATAAAGAAATTGAAGTACCAAGTAAAACTGCAACATTTGCAGCAGCTTGGACAGCGGAAACTGGTTCACGATCAGAAACAACAGGCTATACTACTTCTTTGAATACAATACCAACTCATGAGCATTATGCACTTGTTGATATTAGTTCACAGTTATTAGAAGATAGTGTTTTCGATTTAGAAGCAGAAATGAATACTGAATTTGCAGAGCAATTTGCAAAGGCAGAAGGCGCAGCCTTTATTTCTGGTGATGGTTCTAACAAACCAACAGGTATCGTGAATGGTTCTACTGTTTCATCAACAACAGCAGCAAACGCTGCATCAATTGTTGCAGATGATTTATTTGATCTGGTTCATGGCTTAAAATCAGAGTACGCAAGGTCAGCAACATTTATGATGAACCGCGCTACACTTGGAGCAATCAGAAAGCTCAAAGACACCGCAGGTCAGTATTTGTTCCAAACTGGTTTTTCTGGTCAATCAGGTCTGCCAAACACAATTCTTGGGCATCCATATGTAGAGGCACCAGATGTTGCTGATATTGCTACAACTGCAAAATCAGTTATCTTTGGTGATTATCGCAGAGGGTATATGATTGTAGATCGTGTGGCACTTGCAGTATTACGTGATCCATTTAGCCAAGCTTCATCAGGTAATGTTCGTTACATTGCTAGAAGAAGGGTTGGTGGTGAAGTAGTTCTTGCAGAAGCAATGCGAGTGCTAGAGCATCCATAAGTTTATGGTTTGGGGGGCTTTGTCCCCCCTTTCTACTAGGAGGTAGAAATGAAAATAATGATGATTAAAAATGCGGTAGGAGTTTCACGCTCAGACGGTGCGGAAACAATGACCTATGAAGCAAACAAAGAATACAATTCTTCCGAAGCATGGCAAGAAAAAGTCTTTAAGTATTTTGTTGATAATGGTTTAGCAAACGAGATAGGTGGTAATGCTCCTGTTCCAGAAACAAAAACTGATAAACCAAAACGTGCAAGAAACGAAAAAGGTCAATTGGTAGGTGATGATCCAACAACACCTGATGTCAACGAGGCTTGGGAAGGCGGTAAAGCACCAAAAAAATAAATAGGGAATGGTAGGCCATGGCTGGATTAAAAGTAACAACAGAACCAACGATTGAGCCTATCAGTATCGAGGAGGCAAAAGAACACCTTCGACTTGATGATGATGTAGATGATATTCCTGTAAAAACCTTTATAAAAGCATCACGACTTTGGGCAGAAAAATACACAGGACGTGCGTTCATAACAAGAACTGTACAACAATATCTTGACAGTACAGCATCGGTCCTTGATCCTTTGTACGAAGGGATGCGGACAGGTATTGAGACAAGGGCATATTCCAATTATATTGAATTAGCGGCTTCTCCTGCAATAAGTGTAACAAGTATAAATTATTATAATGACTCAGATACACAATCTACTTGGGCAACATCAAATTATTATGTTGATACTGTTACTGATTTGGGACGTGTTTATCTTAGGGATGGAGGAACATTTCCGACTGATCTTAGGGCTGCGAACGGTTTAGAGATAAATTACACGGCAGGTTACGGTGCTTCTAGAAGCGACATTCCTGACGATATTAGATTAGCAATGTTGCAATATATGACATTTGCTTATGAGCATAGGGGTGAACAAGAGGGTGGAACTCCTCCCATGCCACCCAAAATTCTAAGCACGTTATTAAATCCATATAAGATTATACGATTAGGAGTTCATCCCTATGCCAATATTCTGAGGACAGGGATAAGCTGATGTCTATTGGTAAAATGCGTCAAAAATTACAGATACAGAGATTTACCAAAACTCCCGATGGAGGTGGTGGGGCGACAGTTGTATTTAGTAAAGTTGCAGATATTTTCGCACGAATAATGCCAAAAGACGCAAAAGAAAATCTTTTCGGTGATCAAATGCGAGAGGTTACAACCCATGTAATAATGATTCGGTATCGTAGAGATTTAAGTCACGCAGACAGAATTGTTCAAGAACATTTTAGAGATGGTGTAAAACATACAAGAACGTTTGCAATTAAAGGAATAAAAAATATTAACAACGAATTTAAATACATGCAGATTGCAGCACAAGAAGGCGCAGGTGTGCCCACATGACAAAAATTGGTGTTATTGTTACAAGAAAATCAAGAACGAGACAACTTTTGCCACAATACCTTGATCAAGCAAAACAAATTGTTGCCGCAGGTGGAAACATGGTACGCAATACTGCTGTTCAGTCTATTCAATCGCATCAAAGTTCTGGAAGGGTTTACGAAAAATATAATCCGCGAAGAACTCACACGGCATCAACTGCAGGCAATCCACCGAATACAGATACTGGTTTTTTGGTAAATAATATTCATGTTATTATTGATCCTGATGGGTTGGGTGCAGATGTGGAAAGTCGCGCTGATTATTCAGAAGCACTTGAATTTGGAACAAGTAAAATGGGCGCACGGCCTTTTTTACAACCTGCGTTAGAAGAAAACAGATCAAAAATAAGAGCAATGTATAGAAGAATGAAGGCGAGAACGAGATAATGTCTTTACATTCTTTTCCTCTGCAACAGGCTATATTTAGCACTTTAGATGGTAATACCACAGGATTATCAGGTGCATCTGTATCTATTTTTGATAATGCAGATGAAAGTACTGCATATCCTTATGTTCTTATTGGTGAAGAAACTACAGCAAATAATGGCACAAAAACATTAGATGGAATTGAACACACTCTTACAATTCACGTTTGGTCTCAATATCGTGGATTACGAGAGATTAAAGAGATTATGCAATCAGTCTATACGAACTTGCATAATACTGATATAACTGTATCAGGTGCTTCACTGGTGAATGTTCGACAAGAGTTTTCGACAACGCTAGTGGAAAATGATAATTTAACACGGCATGGGGTTATGAGATTTCGTGTCGTTGTGTTTGACAGCTAAAGGAGTAAAGACATGGCGGCACAAAAAGGTTCAGCCCTACTTTTAAAAATTGGTGCAGATAATACGGCTGCATCAGGTTCAGATACTTATACAACCATAGGTGGTTTAAGATCAACTTCACTTGTAATGAATGACGAAGCAGTAGACGTTACAACCAAAGATAGTTCTAATGTAAGAGCATTATTGGCAAATGGTGGTATTCAATCAATGTCAATAACTGGTTCTGGTGTATTTACAGATGCAGCATCAGAGGCAACATTGCGAAGTGCTTTTGGTGCAAGTGATTTTCACAACTTTCAGATAATTGTTCCAGATTTCGGAACATACACAGGCGAGTTTATGGTGGCGTCTTTAGAGTATGCAGGTGAGCATAATGGCGAAGTTACATATTCTGTTACACTAGAAAATTCTGGCGCATTTACATTCGCAACAGTCTAAGGAGTTTAGAGAATGGCTTGGGAAAAGGTTACAATACATTTTAATGACACCATGCTTGCAGGTCATTCTCGCGGCACCATGTTTACCATTCCGTGTGCTGCAAAATTCAAGGTAGGTGATGTAATCACAGCTAATGACAAACAATTTAAGGTAACATCTGTCATAGATGTGGCAGGTCGTGGCGAAGTTTTTGAAATCGAAACAGAGGAGGTCAAGAGTGACAAACCCAAAGCGCGGAGAAATGCAGTTGAGTCTGGGGGATCAGACATGGACGGCAAGAGTGACGATGGACGGAATAGCTAGAATTGAAACAGCTTGTAATACAGGCATTGTTAAAATTTTAGGTCGTTTAACAGACGGAGATTTAACCACAACAGAAATAGTAAATATTTTGCATCCTATCATTAAGGGTGGTGGTAATGATGTTACCGTAAAAGATATTTCTAATGCTGTATGGGATGCAGGTTTGGCAGAAGCAATGAGGGCAGTAGGTGAAATTCTTGGTGCTGCCCTTAGTAATGGAGACGATGAGGGAAACGCAAAAAAGGTGGTAAAGGGGTAGGTGATTTTCCGTGGCAAGATTATCTAGAAATTGGGTTGGGTAAAATGGGGATAAGACCTGATGATTTCTGGAATATGTCACTTCAAGAATTTCATGCTGCACTTAACGGCTTTGCAGAATTTCATTCAAGTGGAAAACCACCGCCACTTAACAAGGATGAACTTGAAGATTTGATGGAAAGGTATCCTGATTAATGGCAACTACAGTTGATACATTACTTGTTCGTATAGAAGCCGACATGAGCGATTTAAAAAGACAACTCGCTCGTGTGGAACGTGATGTAAACAAATCAACAGCAGGTATAGCAGCAGCTTTCAAAAGAATGGGTCCTGTTATTGGTGCCGTTGCAACAGCACTGACTGTTCGTCAATTAGGTAGAATGGGCATGGCTGCTATTAATTTGGCAGGTGATGTTGAAGAAATGCAAGCTAAATCAAGTGTGGTTTTTGGTGCATTCAGAGAGCAGGTCGTCGCTGATTTAGATGAATTTGGAGATGCTGTTGGTAGAAGCACTCACAAACTAGAAGAAATGGCATCAAGTGTTCAAGACACATTTGTTCCAATGGGATTTGCTAGAGGTGAAGCTGCAAAATTATCAGTTCAACTAACAAAATTGGCAGTAGATACAGCATCATTTAACAATGCAAGTGATGTTGAAACAATGAGAGCGTTTCAAAGTGCCATTGTTGGGAACCATGAAACGGTACGAAGATTTGGTGTTGTAATTACAGAGGCAACATTGAAACAAGAATTGTTTCGTATGGGTATCACAAAAAATATTGATCAAGTTACAAATGCAGAAAAAGTACAAGCAAGATTAAATCTTATAACTGCAGGGTTAGGCGATGCGCAAGGTGATGCAGCAAGAACGGCTGAAAGTTTTACCAACCAAACAAAAGCATTGAAAGATGAATTTTTTGATTTGTCTGTTGAAATCGGACAACAACTTATTCCTATTGCAACCGATTTGGTCAAAGTATTTAGGGATGGAATAGGTGCAACAAGGGCTTTTCTTATTGCAATTGGTTTCCTTGATGAATTTGGCGATGATCTTGCAGGTGTGAGTGCAGAATTGATCAAAGCGCAAACAGAACTTAAAAATATGCAAGAAGAATTAGAAAACATGCAGTCTTCGGGACATTCCAAGAAAAATGCCGAGGATAGAATAAAGCGAAAACAAGTAGAAATTAAACTTTTAAAAGAACAAAAAGAAGAATTACAATTAATAGCAGATATTGAGAAGGCACTTAATGCTATACCTGATGCACCTGCAGGTGGTGGCGCTTCTATTACAAAAGACATTCAGGAAGAACTTAAGAGAAATGCAATTCTTCGTGAACAAGTAAGTATGCAAAAACAATTAAATGAAGCTACGGCGAGTGGAAACAAGGTAGCAATTGCAAAAGCCAAAGCAAGAATAGCAGAATTCCCTGCAATGCAACGATCAATAGGTTTTGTTGAGTCACTTACAGAAGCAGAAAAAAAGTTAATGCTTGCAACAGGTGGATTTACAAATATTGCTGATGGTGTTGTTGTTGTCAGTGGTCAGCTCGGTTTGAGTTTAGAAGAATTACAAGACAAATATGACGAATTAGGTAAAAAGATAGAAGATATAAACCCACTTATGGATGCTCAACTAGATGCAGTACAATCACTAGCAACAAGTTTTTCTAATGCCCTTGCAGACATGCTGATGTCAGGTAAATTAAATTTACAGTCACTGGCAGATATTTTTAGAAATTTTGTAAGAACAATGATAGCAAAAGCAATTGAATTATTCTTTGTGAATAAAATATTAGGATCTATTTTTGGTCTGCCAACAACAACATTTGCTAGTGGTGCTACAGTATTAGGGCGTGTTGCCACGACTAGAGATGTAACTCCGTCGGCATCAGGTGGAGCAGCGTACGGTGGACAAGCTATGCTTGTTGGCGAAAGAGGTCCTGAGATTTTTGTTCCACATTCAGCAGGTTCTATTATGAATAGTAATAATACGCGATCTGCGCTTGGCGGTCGGGGTGGTGCAACTGTTGTTCAGAATATAAACGTTACAACAGGCGTACAACAAACCGTAAGAAATGAAATTCGTTCATTGATGCCAGAAATTGCTGCAAATGCAAAAAATGCGGTTTTAGATACCAAAAGGCGTGGCGGTAATTTTGGAAGGGCTTTTGCATAATGGCTATATCGTATCCCTTATCGTTACCTACAGCAACAGGTATAAAATCAATTACATGGACAATGGTAAATTCAGTTTCATATTCAGAAAGCCCATTTACATTTGAAGGACAAGTTCATGCCTATAATGGAGAGCGTTGGGAAGCAGATATTACATTGCCAAGGATGAAAAGAGCCAGTGCGGAACAATGGATTTCTTTTCTTGCTAGTTTACGTGGAAGATATGGCACATTTCTACTAAATGATCCCGATGCAACAAGTCCAAGAGGCACAGCTACGGCTGCAACAATAAGTGGTTCCGCAGGTGATAGAACAGTATCAGCAACAGTTACAAGTGGTGATACGCTGCTTGCAGGTGATTACCTTCAACTTGGAACAGGAAGCGATAGCACCTTACATAAGGTATTAGCAAACTTCACAGGCACAGGGAGTGCAGCAAACCTTGAAATATTCCCTGCACTGCGGAAAACACGTTCTAGCGTCTCTGCAGACCTTACAAGCGCATCTGGGCTATTTAGACTAAGTAGCAACGAAACATCATGGAATGCAGATGATGTAAGCACTTATGGAATTTCATTTGGAGCGGTTGAGGTTGTATGAGTCGGTCAATAAACGCAAATATTGTTTCAGCGTTAGCAAATCCTGAAATTGAACCTTTTTATGCGGTACGATTAGATTTTTCCACCGCAGCTCTTTATCTTTGGACTGGTTATGGTGACAAGACAATAAACAGCCAAACATATATTGGGTCAGGCAATTTACTGTCTATTGATGGATTAGAAGAAGTGAATGATCTTTCTTCTGCAGGAACAAAAATTGCACTGAATGGCATTGATAGTACAATTTTAAATTATGCACTGACTGAGGATTATCAAGGAAGGGAAGTAAATATATATTGGGGCGTTGCAGGTGTTACGCAGGTTGTAGAAGTTTTTAGTGGTTACATGGATCAAATGACAATTGTAGATAAGGGCGATACATCTACAATTAGTTTGTCTGTTGAAAGTAAGTTAATAGTTTTAGAACGTCCTAATATTAGAAGATATACAGAAGGCAGTCACGCATCTGTTATTGATACGGAAGGGTATTCAAATACAAATGACAGTTTTTTTAGATGGGTAGCTAAATTACAAGATGTTCAAGTCGCTTGGGGTCGAGAGAATGAGCGTGGCGATGAAACATCCTAATTTAGACATGTTAAACAAATATATAGCAGAAGTAAAAAATAAACCTTTTCAGTGGTTTGAGCATGATTGTTTAACATTTACCAATAATGCTTTTAAACAAATGTATGGAAAAGGTTGGGCTGATGATTGGCTTTCAAAGTATCACGAAAATGGTGAGCCGTTTAAAAGAGATAAACTTAGAAAAATATTCAATGCACAAACAATTGAAGATGCAATTGATCAAAAATTGCAGAGAATTGATTTTGTACCGCCAAAGGGGTCTTTGGTTTTAACTGATAAAGCAAGGCAATGGGTCATTGGAAAAGCAATGGGAATTGCAATTGGAAATGATGCAATATTTGTTTCAGATCAAGGACTGAATGCAATGCCAATTGAATATATTACTGATGCTTGGATTAACCCATGAAATACCAATTAGGTGATTTTACTGTAAAATATTGGAATAGTTGGGAAAGAGTTCCACGTTCACCTGCACAAATCGGCTTTGCGATTATGGGTCAACTTGGAATAATGGTAAGCACAACAGTAGCAGTTTTTGTGGGTTTGGCTACCATTGCGGCTGTTTCTTACATTGCACGAGCACTGATGCCAAAGTTTGATACAGATGCATTTGGATCAAGCAGTGGTTTGATGACCAATACAAGAACAGCAACTGCGCCTCAAGAACTTGTATATGGCACAATTCGTAAAGGCGGTATAATAACATATCTTGAGTCAACTGGAACAACAAATGAATATCTACATCAAATAATTTGTCTTGCAGGGCATGAAGTAAATCAAATTGGTGATATTTATATTAATGATCAGATTGTTAGTTTAGACTCTGATGGCAATGTTACAACATCGACATGGCAAGATAATGATGGTAATTCTACTATCTTAATAAAAAAATTTACTGGTGCAGCAAATCAAAATGTTTACACAACCTTAAATGCTCTTTCCAATGGTCCTAGTTGGGCAAATGGCGCAAGTGGTGATGATACAAATTTCCGTGGTCAAGGAATAGCATGTCTGTATATACGTCTTAAATATGATCAAAATGTTTTTACACAAGGTGTTCCATTATTCACAGCATTGGTGCAAGGCAAAAAGGTTTACGATCCAAGATCCTCATCTACTGCTTTTTCTGCAAATGCAGCGTTATGCATTAGGGACTATTTAACATCAAAATATGGATTAAATAATGCCACAGCTATCAATGATACGGTTTTCTCTACTGCCGCAAATACTTGTGATGAAACTGTATCTCTTAGCGGTAGTGGGAACGAAAAAAGATACGAAATAAATGGTGTGCTTTCTTTAGATAGACAACCAAAAGACATTTTGGGAGATATGGTTGCTGCATGTGCTGGAACACTTTTTTGGGGTCAAGGTGAATGGCAATTGAAAGTAGGTGAATATACTACTGCTGTCAAAACACTGACCTTATCAGATTTTAGAAGTGATGTTTCCATAATTACAAAACATTCCAGACGAGACAATTTTAATATTGTTCGCGGAACATTTAATGATAGTAGCGCAGATTATATAAGATCAGATTATCCAGAAATAAAAAGTTCAACATTCATAGCTAATGATGCAGGTGTAGAAAATGCATTAGATTTGCCATTACCACTTACAACATCAAGTGCAATGGCACAAAGACTTGCAAAATTGACATTGTTTCGCGCAAGAGAACAAATGACTGTTTCCGCAGATTTTAGTTTAGCAGCATTAGAGGTTCAGGTCGGAGACATAATAGGAATAACAAATTCAAGATATGGATGGAGTGCCAAAGATTTTGAGGTTATCGGTTGGAAATTAAAAAATGATAGAGATGGTGGAGAATTAGCAGTTTCACTTACATTACGTGAAACATCATCAGCAGCATTTTCATGGTCAGCAGAGGAAGCAGATTTAAAATCAAATGACAGTAATTTACCAAGTCTGACTGATAATTTAACAATTTCCAGTTTATCAACTTCTGGTGGTGGCAGAACACAAGCTGATGGAACTTTTATAAATAGTGTAATTGTTTCTTGGACTGCACCAAATAATTCTTTTATTTCTCATTATGAAGTAGAACATAAAGCAACGGCAGATAGTAATTACCAGTCTACAACAACTCCCGAAACAAGTATTGAATTAACACCACTTGTTGATGGCGTAGAATATCAAATAAGAGTAAGAGCTGTAACTGTACAAGGGAATAAGGGACCATTTGCAACAACAACCTTCACTGGCGGTGGTGATACTACCGCACCAAGTCTACCCACATCTATCTCTGCCACTGGGGGTTTTAAATTTATAACAATAAACTGGACAAACCCTGCAGATGCAGATTTGAATTTTGTTGAAATTTATGAAAATACCACAAATAGCTCAAGCGGTGCGACAAAGGTCGGTGTTTCTGGTGGTTCTACCTTTACGCGCACAGGCTTAAATTTAAATCAAACAAGATACTATTTCTTAAAGGCAGTTGACTTTTCGGGCAACGCATCAGCGTTTACAACGGGGGTATCAGCAACAACTACATATTTAGACGATCCAGATTTTGAGAACGGCATAAGACAAATATTTATTGATGCAGGTTTAGATATGATTGAACCTGTTTCTTCATTGCCGACAAGCGGTGATTTTGTTGGTCAAAATGTATATCTTACAACAAATGATCAGCTTTATGCTTGGGATGGGTCAAATTGGAATACAGCCGCAGGTGGAGCAAGTAGCTTCTCTGAGTTGTCAGGTTCTATTGCAGCAAGTCAAATACCTGATGGCACAATTGCAACAGCTAAAATTGCTGATGACGCAATCACGGCTGCAAAGATAGCAGCAAACGCAATTGGTGCAAATGAAATAGCCGCAAATTCTATCACCACAAACAAGATAGCAGCTAATCAAATAACAGGCGGTCTCATTGCATCATCAGGTATTATTACAAGTACAGCGCAAATAAATGACGCAATAATTACCGCAGCAAAAATTCAAGATTTAGCGGTTACAAGTGCGAAAATCGGAGATTTAGATGCTTCGAAAATTACCGCAGGTGAGCTTGACGTAGAGCGTTTTCCTGCATTGGGTCAGGCAAATACTACCATTTTTAGTAACAGTCTTACTAGAAATGGTACGGCAGCATCTGTCACTGTTTCGTTTTCTGGCGTAAAAGTAGGTGCGGACGTAATTGTTGTTGGACAGATTGGTGGTCACGCGAATAATGTTGAAAGTCCTTATTTAAGAGTAACCCCCAGTTCCTCCAACGTTACTTTAGCTAGTACGTCTTATAGAGATTTGAAAGCAAAAGAGGGTAGTATCACAATAAACCCACTAAGAGAATTTCAACCGATGGTAATGACTGGTACGACAACCTCCACCAGTGGATCGGTAGGTTTTTCAATACAGTTACGAGGGAATGATAGCGGTGGTGGAGGGTCACAAGGCACTATCGCAGTTTTAGTATTGTCAGGTTAAAAATGGATTACACAATTTATACTTCAGATGGGTCATACTTTGGAACACTTACTTGTTCGCAAGAAAGTCTAGCACCCATGATCCCTGAGGGTGGTTTTTACGTAGAAGGTCATCAGCATACATTATCTACTTGTGTAAATGGAATATTGTCAACTCCAAGTGATGCAGAAATAGAGACACAAACTTACGATTTGTACTTAGAAGGGTTCAGAGAAGAACGAAATAAACGGTTAGCAGATACAGATTGGACGCAAGTTTCAGATAGCCCTTTATCCGATAGCAAAAAAACAGAATGGCAGACGTATCGTCAAGCACTACGCGATATGCCATCACAAGAGGGGTTTGATCCTCTAAATCCAACGTATCCAACTGAACCATCTTAGGACTTCTATTATTTGAAGAAATGATGTAGGATGCAGGTGCATATGCAATTTGAAACGGAGATTTAAATTATGGCAACTATAGCGGACAGGGTGTTTGATAACGGATTGACCGTTTTAGACACAGAAGCAAATAAAATAGTAGTGACTTCACAAGAGGCTACAACCTACACAGAAGCAAACGCAACATACGCTTTAGGAAATTCTACATCACTTTCCATTGGCGCACCCGC